ATTGAAACCATCTTTTGTATTCGTATCCGCTGATATTGCTTTATAAAATGAATTGGTTTCTAGTCTTACTATCTTCTTCTGGGATTCAAGTATCTTACATTTTTTGAATAACGCTTTATTCATTCTTATCATCGCAGCTGCCGCACTAAATACTTTAGATGCCTGTTCTCTATCATTTGCACACGAATAAATTTCTGCACCATACTCATCATCCATAAACAAAAAGTACACTAACATCGCTGCAATTAATTCTGTCTTACCATTTTTTCTTGGTAGGAATATAAATGCTTCTCTATATTGTCTAGTTCCATCTGGATTCAATGTTCCAATTAATTCTTTTACTATCTTTTCCTGGAATGGCATCAAATTAAATGGTTTTCTAGCGAATTCTCCTTGTGTATGTTTTAATAGTTTAATGAATTTAACTGCTGTATTGGCTTTCTTTTCATTAAACATACTATTCGTTCTCCTTTAGTAAGTCCTCCATTTCATCATCCGCCTCATCTCCAGGCAATTGCATTCTACCTCGACTGCTTGGTGTTAATCCGAACTCAGTCATGAACTCTTTAGCAAGTTTTAGGTATCTATGAGCAATTGAGACTTGTGGAATTTGTTGAACATACCCAGATGGTGTTTTTATTATGGTACTTTGAGCTTTGTCTATTTGTTGTTCAGCTTCTTTGTATCTGCTCCAGCATTTACAATATGCTTCTAATGCGGAAGTATCATTTACTTTCAATAATCCTAAATCAGCAAGGATAGGAGCAACTCGTTCCCATTCTGCTTTTGCTATTGGATTATGTTTTATCCATTCTGGAGCTTCTAGTATTTCTCCCGGTTCTATTTTCTCAACTCTATTTTCCAATTCTATTCTTTCCGAGATGTCACGCTTTCCGGGATTTTCATTCATAACGTGAATAATCGTTGGCTTTGGTTTTGGTCCTGTAAGCGACATCTTTACCCCTCCTATTCACTTAACTCATCATATAAATCTTCTATGGCATCAATCTTATCAAGTTTTTCCCAAGGATAATCTTGATTTCTAAAATGACAACCTTGAGCTACTTCGCTATATTTAACTACACCATCTAATAATCCAAGTTCATGTTTCATTCCTTCTGGTGTTAAATCAAATAATTGCTTTACTATGGTTTCCAGTTTTTCGTTTTCAACTAGATCTCCGGTTTCTACTTTTATGGAACAAGGTTGGTTTTCTCCAATAATGTATGATAATTGAATTTCACATTTATTTGTTAGTTCTGATGCTACTAAATTCTTGGCTATGTATCTAGCCATATAAGCAGCAGTTCTATCTACTTTTGATGCATCTTTACCGCTGAATGCACCACCGCCATGTCTGAAGTATCCACCATAAGTATCACAGATGATTTTTCTTCCTGTTACTCCTGTATCAGCTGCTGGTCCACCATTTACAAATCTTCCAGTAGGATTAATAAGTACTTGGAAGCTTTCTTTCTTAAATCCTACGAATGTATCATCAATATCATTCTCTATAAAATCTTTAATTGCCGGATTTAAAATTGCACTTATTATAAGCTCTTTTACTATTTCATCATCTATGTCAGCATGATTCGCAGACACAACAATTTTCTTTATACTATCTGGCACATTGTTTACATACTTTATCATTACCTGACACTTTGCATCTGGTTTTAGTATTTCAGTTCCGATAGTTCTTATATACGAATTGTAATAATCCATTATCTTTGTAGCTAGTGCTATTGGTATTGGTAGGTAGTTATTTGTTTCCATAACTGCTCCACCGAACATTATACCTTGATCACCAGCTCCACCTTTATCTACACCTAGAGCGATGTCTTTTGATTGACTATGTATAAATATCGCTACATCTACATCATCAAACGAGAACCCTAGATTCTTATCTATGTATCCTATTTCTTTAATCTTTCTTTTTGCGATTTCTACTATTAATTCGTTGTTTAATATGGCATTGGTTGTAAGTTCTCCGGCTATTACAAGGATTCTTTCAGTTACTAAACATTCGATAGCAACTCTGGAATTCTTATCGTAAGCTACACAATAATCCAAGATTGCATCACTTATTTGATCACAAATCTTATCTGGATGACCTGCTGATACAGCTTCACTTGTAAAATATGACACTTTTCTTTTTCTACTCATTTCCTATTCCTCCTATAAATTCTTCGTATGTATATTCTTTTCCATCTCTTATTAATTTTATTTCAGCTGAACTTCCAACGAATTGTAGGTATCTTTTTACGATTACATCTACATACTTTTCATCAAGTTCTATTCCGTAACACTTTCTTCCTAATTGTTCTGCACAAATAAGTGTTGAACCTGAACCGCAGAATGGTTCAAGGATAATGTCATCCTTTTTACTGGAATTAACCATCAGTTTACCAATTAATGTTATTGGCTTCATTGTTGGATGTTCATCACTTCTTGTAGGTTTATCATTATAAATTACTGAACTAAATTCGTTCTGGCTATCTATCATTTTCTGGAACACATCAACTAGTTCTGATTTAGACATTTTCTTAGGATTCATTTGCATGAAATCATCGATGACTGTGTCCTTGCTTCTATCTCCATACCATTTGTGTGATGCTCCTGGTTTCCATCCGTATAGGATTGGTTCGTGCCTCCAATGATAATCTTGGCGGCATAGCACCATACCATTTTTAACCCATACCAAACATTGTTTCAAATCAAATCCAGCATCTCTCATCGCTTTTCTAAAATTAACACCTTCAATATCACTATGAAATACATAAATCGGAGCACCTTGCTTACTCGCTTCGAATGCTCTTGAATAAAAACTAAATAAAAAACGATAAAAACTATCGCTATCTTTAAAATGGTCATTCTTTATTGTTTTTCCATCATCGCTCTCATAATTTACATTGTATGGTGGATCAGTGATTATTGCATCTGCTGTTTGATTCTCTAATAATCGTAAGTAGGTTTCTTTAATTGTGGAATCTCCACAAATCAATTTGTGGTTACCTAATAACCAGATGTCGCCTTGTTTTGAATATGGCACTTTTGGAATGTTGTTATCGATGTCAAAGTTATCTTCTTTGACTTCATCTTTTACAAACATTTTTGTATATTCTTCTACATCAAATCCAGTCAGTTCCATAACACCAACGGTATTTAATTCTTCAAGTAATACTCCTAACTTTTCCATATCCCATTCGCCACTGATTTTATTTAGTGCGATGTTTAATGCTTTCTCATCTTCTTTGGATAAATCTACGACTACACATTCAGCTTCTATTGTTCCTAGGTCTTTCATTACCGTAGCTCTTTGATGACCACCAATTATTGTTCCATCTTTATTTATGATAATTGGATCAACGTATCCAAAGTGCAAGAGACTATTCTTTATTTTTTCATATTCAGCATCTCCCGGTTGTAATTGTTTCCTGGGATTATATTCTGCTGGTCTTAAATCTTCAATTCTTCGCTTCTCTATATTCATACTATTTTCCTTTCTTTTTTTGATACCCCTTAATGAAATATGCGATTTCTCACACGAAGTTGGGCGGCGTTCATCTTCCAGATGCTCTCTAGGGATTACCTGCCGGGGGGCTTCTAGTGTTCTATTGCGTTATGACATGCTTCACATAATGATTCCAAGTTCGTTAGTTCTAGTCTTTTTGTCCAGTCTTTCTTTACTGGTATCTTATGATGAACCATTTCTGCTTGTTTTATTATTCCTTTTCTTTTGCAGCTAACGCATTGGTATCTATCTCTAGCTAATGCTATCTTTCTTATTTGTACCCATTCTTTTGTCTTATAAAATGATACATATTCCTTATCATTTCGCTCTTTATTGTATCGATTGTGTTCTTGTTTATGATTGGCACAATACCTATCTCTTGTCAAAGCGGCACAACCTGGCTTACAGCATAAATGTAGTGCTTTTATGGGCATTTGCTCCACCCCTTGTCTAAACGCTTCAAAACGGCTGAAAAAACGTCGAAATACGGCGTTTTAATCTTTTTAATCAACTATATCGCTATAATTTAGCATAATTTCCAGCAATAACTCATCTTCTTCTGGTAACTCCAACCAATTGGCTTCTACTTTTTCTGAATATAATTTCCAAAATTCATAGGCATCTTTTTCTAGTAAATCATACCCATTCTTTTGTGCTACATTTACCATTCTAGTTACATCTTCCTGGTGATTGTATATTCTTAGCTTTAATGGTTGCATTCTCCATCTCCCATTATTTCCTTCATAAGTTCATTACCAATTGTTTGTACTTGTTCTCTTATTGATAATGTTGAGAATAATCTGTTTATGTATTCTAGTATGATTTCTTCTCGTTCTTCCCAAGTTAGGTTACCTCTATTAATTAAATAGCATATGTTCATATCGCTATCCATTGTTTCTGTTATTGCTTTCTTCATATTATCAGTTGCTATTATTTTCATGTTTACCTCCTTTCGCTAACAACAATAAATCATTGTTTTAAATAAGTCTAGCAATTAATGATAAATAAAAAGGGAATATTGCATCCCTTTCTACTTATCTGCCTTAGGTCGAGGAGGACCAGAAATAAAGGTGGCAGTTTGTGTGAACTACCACAATATCATTATACTACATCTAGTTGCGACTATTTCGCCCCTTTTCTGCTACTTTTCTGCTACTTTTTAGCTACTTTAGTCATTCGTTAGTTGTTTTATGATTTTTTCTTCTTCAGGTGTTAATGCATTTGTTGTCATATTGATTCTTCTTTTTTCTATGATTTCATTTGCGATTACCATCGCTTCTGCTATCCCGCACATCGAGCATATTTTTGTCTTGTTATCTACTCTTGATAGTGCTGGATAACCATCATATTGTTTTTTGCACTTAGGACACATATTCATTTTTCTTTTCCCAACTTTCTATTAATGCTTTTTTTAGGATTTCCTTATCGAATCCGAATGCTTCGTATCCATCTTTTAGGATGTTGTAGTAGTGTAATGTTGGTGGGCATTCATCCTTGGTATTCATTATGTATACCATTGCTTCAATGTTTTCGCCATTTACTTCTACCTCTAGCATTTCTTTTCTGTAGTAATTTGGATATCCTTCGTATCTATCTAGTGACCTTTCATCTGCAGGTTGTAATTCCCATATCAGTACTGGTACTTCATATCTTCTTTTTCTTTCTATTGATGCTGGTCCATCGAATAATAATCTCCAGTTTTTTAGCATCGATGTTCCCACCACTTTTGCAGTGGGACATCTATGTGCCATTTGTGTTTCACTTAGGTTGCTTCCGTATGCTATGTAGTATCTTTTCATTATTTCACCTCCTCAGTTATTTCTTCTTCTTTTTCTGGATAACCGTATCTCCATGCTGCTACTCCATCTAGGTGTTTATATAAGTGTTCTCTGCAGTTCTTGTAGTCATCTCCGATTAATCCGATTCTATTCAAGTATGTTCTCATTGCGAATTTTTCATTTTCTGTTTGTGGTTTCTTTGCTGATGCTTTCTTTTGTGTTAATGCTTGGTAGTTTAGTGCTAGTGCTAGTACTATGTATGCTCTTATCTTTCCAGCGTGTAATTCTCCATTAAATCCTCTTAGTTCTACTGTATGATGTCCTGTGTAGTAACTATGTAGGTTTAGGAAGTGATACCTACTTTGATGGTAGTGTGTTTCATCGAACCCTCCGTATCTTTCATACCATATTCTTTTAATTCCTTCTAATGTTTTTGGACGTCTTGTTTTGATTTTTCTTACTAGGTCCTCATCCATCTTTTTGCACCATCTCATTCTTTCAGGTCTTATTTGTAATGCCTTGTATAATAAGTCATTCTTACTTGCTATGATGTTTATAAAATTTCTTATTGATGTGGCTGTGTGTGGAGCACCATCTAGGTGTATGTGTATTCCGCATTGTAGTTCTGCTTCTGATACCGCTCCGCCTTTTCTTAGTTTTCTTACTATCTCTTGTAGGTTTTCGATGTCCTCTTTATAAGTTAATATTGGACTTACTAAT